ACCTTTTAAGGTGTCTGCTGTAGCTTGTCTAACTAACAACTCAAACAGGATACCTGTATTTTTGTACTTTGAGTGTTTAATTTTCATCAAAAAATATATTTATTTATAAATATGTGGAGGATACTACTCCTTTAATTGTTTTTCATCCAATAAAGCTTCGCCTTTTTGGTCTTCTTCGAATACCAAACGCTTTTTTGGTATTTTCTTAAACATATCTTTATTTTGCAAATAAACACTTTGAGCTGATTCTAATGTAATAGCATTACGATTTGTATCTGTTTTACTATTATTAGCATCATTTTTATCAGTGTCTTTCATACGTTTAACACCTAATCTATCTTTACCAAAATTACTACCTTGTGTTCCAGTTTTAGTAATTGAATCCTTAGGTCTGCCTACAGGATCAGTTTCATCATAACCCGCAGGTACATTACTTGGGTCCGTATACATTCTCCCTTTACCATATAAAGAAGCTAAATCATGCGGTGTACCATATGATTTACCTGTTTCAATTGGGTCATTACCTTCTTCTTGAATTTGGTTTAATCTAAATGAACGTTTAGCATCCTGCCTAATTAAATCCCTATATTCATCATATTGGTCCTCACTTAAATTGTAAATATTATCATATATCCAATCAGTAGGAATAATTTTTTGTTCTAATAAAGTACTAGATAATTCCGCTTTTGATTTAAGTAATTCTACTTTTTCTTGTTCAAATATAATAGATGGAGTAGTTAATGTAATTTCAAAATTAGTTAAGCTTTCATCTGTATACCCTTGGGTATATAAATGTACTAAAGCAATTTTATTTAATTCCGATAACATAATACGTTGAATACGTTCAACTGTACGAGCGAATCTAATATCTTCAGCAGCAAGTGTAGCTTTACCTTCAATATCTTCTTCATATCCCATAAATGCTTTTGGTACTTTAAGAGCAGCAAATAATTTTTCTCTTAAATATTCTACATCTCTAATACCATCATAATCTAATCCTTTAGTAGTATCAATACGAGTTGATGTATCATTACCACGTACTGGAATATAGAAATCTTCCATCATGTTTTGCATGTTATACTTTAGATTATATTCACCTGTTTTTTGGTCAATATAAGGAGTACGTTTCATGTTTGTGATGGTTTTCTGCATAAATGCATCTACCTCGTTTGGTGGAATAGATCCAACATTAATATAATGTATACGTTTTTCAGGTGCGCGAGCAATTCTATGAATTAACATCGCATCTTCCATTAATGTATATTGTTTAAATAATTTACGAGCAGGCTCTAAATATGCTCTACCATAAGGTAAATAATTAGTATCAGCTAATAATCTAAAGTGAGCCATTTCATAGTTATCAAAATGTATACCACCATTTTGTTTTTGTTGGTTTGGCATAGTATACATTCCTGAACTTGGGTTAGCTAAACCATCAGGTGAATATAAAAATCTTACATCAGCTGGATTTTCAGGATTATATCCTTCTTCTCTTGATATATGATATGCTGTATAAGGTATAACATTATAAACTCCAAATTTTTCTGCAATCTCTAATTTTAGGAAGAAATCACCATACTTACACATTTGTCTAGTCCATGACCATAAATTAAATTCTATATTTAATATGTCATAAAATAAATTATATAATATTTTTTGTATGTCTTCATTTGCACTTCTAATTTGAAGTACTTCACCCATGTCATTTTTTAAAGTAGATTCATCCGCTATAATATCTAAGGCCGAAGCGATAATAGCATCTTGATCCATTGTATCATATTCTGAATATAATTGGGGTCTAAGATATTGGAAGTTCATATTGAACTGTTGACCGTATAATGAAGTTGGATTAGTAGAATATATTCTATTGTATCTATCTACTAATGAATTAGTTTCTAATTCGCCTGTAGCTTGAATTTTGCTACTATCTGTTACTTTTAATTGATCACCTCCTACATTTCGTACTATTACGTCAGTAGAAAATAATCTTTGCAGTCTTGAAAATATGCCTTTATCAGCCATTGTATATAATTATTATTATAAATATTACTTTATTAACCAGCTAATATCTTCTTTACCGTGAGTTGTGTCTACATGGTAAGGATTATCAGCTCCTCGGGAAAAATACGCTCCTGAATATGCTGTTCTATTAACTGTCATATTACTTAATGTTTGTTTCGTTAAATCTATACCCCTTTGTCTGTATTTCAAAGCTGTATCTCGAATATACATGGCTATTCCAAAAGACATTACCAAGTCATCATTATATCCTGTTTGTGCTTCTGCTCTTCCATTACGCCAAATAAAAGTTTTCATTTCTTCTACTAAACGTTTTGATTGTATTGTAACACCTTTATCACCTATATATTCTTGAAATTTACCTATTACCATAGGTCTAGTTCTAGATGACATAGTAAAACCTGCTACCATTTTTGAATGGTCTTGATATTTGTCAAAGTAAGATTCAGCATTACCCTCTGATTTTTGAGAATAATATAAATTGGGATATGCTCTATCAATAGCTACTTGAATTGTAGCCCATCCAATATTGGCATTCTCAATTACTAACATTGCTTCATTATATTCAGTGGCTACACCTACTAATAAATGTCCGAATTCTTTTGTACCAATTTGTCCTTTATATTCTGCTACCTGAACATTATTTTCAATATCAATTATATGAAGTGCAGAATAATCTTTTCCATCACCTCTAGCAACATCCGCTACTACCATATAATCTCTTGAATAATCAGGTGATTCCCAAACCCATAAATTTTTATCTGCCCCACGTCTTTCTAGTGGGTCTTTAGTAAATGTTTTTTCGTAATATTCAATATATTCAGGATAAAATACAATATCACCAGAGGTACTAAAATCACAGTCACATTCTTGAGCTGCCATTCTAGGATCACCTAATAATTCATCTTGTTTATCTCGCCAAGCTTGATCACGTTCTGGGTGTACATCCCAAGGTAATCTAATAGGTAAAAAGTCATTTTCATTATTTTCTGCTCTTATCCACGTTTGATGAAACCAATTCCCAGTACCATAGGGTGTAGATAATGCTATGCACCCACCACCAGTAGCAAGTGTTTGTTGTGCCGAAGCCCATATTTCACCAATGTTATCAATAAAAGCAGCCTCATCAATTAATAACAAAGATACTGCTTCTGATCTACCAGCATCTGAACTTGCTGAAGTGGCTTTAATTTGTGAACCATTTACTAATCTAAGATTTAATTTATTATTTTCAGCTGCATCTACTTTAAGCCATGAAGGTAAATTTTCATACATAAATTTTACCTTTGTAACCATATTTTTAGCAGTTTCCTGCTTTGTAGCAATACATAATATATTTTTGTCTTGTTGGAATAACATTAACCAAAGTGAATAACCTGCAGATAATGTAGATATACCTAATTGTCTTGATTTTAAGATAATCGAATATGGATTATCCCTCATTAATGTTAATACTTTATCTTGGAATGGATATAAATTAAATTGTATACGACCACGTTGAGGATGCTGTATATAGCAGTACTTACGCATAAAATGTACGGGATCTTTAGCACATTTTAGGTATTCTTGTCGTATTACTTTTTTTAAATCGGACATTTAGTTTATTAGTATAGCAGCACCTATTGCTACAGCAATACCAGCACCCCCCATTAGTTTAGTTCGGAGTTTTTGTTTTTTAAGGTCTTGTTGTAACCTTTTATTTAAATCTTCTTGGGTAGAAAATTGTTGATCTTTTTTATCAATAATTTTTTGATAATTTTCTACTTGGGTTTTCAGGTTTGCTACTAACGTTCCTTGATTTAAAAGCTTATTATTAGTTTCAGTTAGTATAATTTGCATAGTTTGCATCTCTTTTGACAAACCATCAAATTGTATTAAATCTTTTATTACTAACTTAGCTACGGGCTTAGTTAATTGAATCTGATTCTCGGTAACGTTTTGCGAAAAACTGTTCCAGCTCATCATCACCGAAAAGATCAACAGCATCAAGCTGTTCCTTTGTTTTTTTCTTGATAACATATATTCTGGTGTTTAATTTTTTAATTTTCTTATCCGACTCTTCTAGTTTAATTACTAATGAATCAGCCTCTAATTCTAAAGTAGCATTTCTTTGATGAAGAGAATCTACTTTATGTTCTAATGCTTCTATTTTAGCATTATATTCTTGTGTATAGTCTTCATCTTCTACAAAAAATACCATATATAGTAGTGAAGTAATTACTAATATTAATATTATATTGAGTATACTAGACTTTGACATTTCTTATTTTGTCATATGCTTTTTTAGCCGCTTGGTATTCAGGGGTTAATTTTTTAAGCATGTTTTTAGCTGTTTTCTTATTTTTAGGTGATTCAGATGTTTTAAACAATTCAAGATGGGTTTTCATCTGAGCTTCAATACGTTGAAAATCTTTAATTATTTTATCATGTTTAGAAGCTTTCTTTTGGGTTTCTTGATCACCCGCGGGTGCATCTACATCCTCATCCTCTTCCATTTTCATTTTAGACATTAAATCATTGGTTTTTTCCAATTCATCATTATATGCCTTTTGGTTTTCAATATCTTCAGAAGATACTTCTGATAGAACGTCAACTATTTGTTCTTTAATATAATCTTTTAATTCAGATTTTTTCATTATAGTAGAGTTTTATTATAAATATGACTAGCTTCCTATAAACTTCAATATTTGCTCTATACGTTCCTCCGTACTACCTTTAATTATTTCAATATTATTTATTCTATGCCCATATCTTTTAATTAAAGTAGTAATAGAAAAATCAATTAAATCTCTATAATATTCATCAGTTTCTCTAACACCATTATCTTCAATACCAATACCTTCAGGAGAAATATAAAATATATAATCATATTCTCTTAAAAACTCTACAGCATATTGTTCAAATATTTCTTTATCTTTGTAATCAATTGATTTAGCAGAATTAGTAAATGCTATAACATCTAAAATAGTTCTATCAGTTATAATATTATCCCTCATTAATTCAGCACATCGCTCAGCTAAAAATACTGTTTGACCTTTTAATGTTGAATCAGTATTTAATGGAATACCTAAATTCATTAAATATTCACTACGCTCAGTAGCAAAATTATAATCTTTAAATTGGTCTAATTTTTTTAAAGCATTTACTAATGTAGTTTTACCCACACTCATTGTACCACATAATCCTATTTTCATACTTTAAATATAATTAATTTTTCTTTAATAACCAACTAGATGATTGTATTTTATCACCCAAACCATCTATTAATTCAATATCAAACTGCCTACAAATACCTGCTTCTGGGATAGTATCATTATTTTGATCTCCACCATTAGCAAATGCGAGTTTCATAGAACCATAAAATTTATCTACCATAACTTTAAGAGTAGAGTTTTGAGTTGAATCCTCATCTATTGATACCCAAGCCATATCTACTATACTTAACTCTCTAATAATTTCTATTCTTTCGTCTTCATCCATAAAGAACTTAGAGCCTTTCATTTCTCGTTGCTTATCATTATTTACTATTACTATAAGTAAATCTCCTACCTCTTTAGCTTTTCTAAATAATTCTAAATGACCTTTATGCAACGGGTTAAAGTAACCACTTACTATAACTGCTTTCTTCATTTAATTTCTATAGTCTGTTAATTGTGATTTCATAGATTGATTTTTATAATATGGAACACCTTCTCTTTGTCTGCGTGTCTCACTCCATTCATCTTTGCTCATTTTAACACCATATAAATAATACTCAGCTTTACGAGTATTACCTTCAGGTATTAATGCTGGACCTTCCCAATTATGTAATTTGTTATCCCATGAATAAGCTATAGTACCATCTGGTTTAGATAGTTTTTTAGATTTTGGAAATGGGTTTGGTTTTTTTTCTGACATGTTTCTCTGTTTTATTGGTAAATATACGAAGGGATTATTTGGTATCCAAAAGAGCTTCGCTAACATATATTCCTTGTGCACCACTTACCGTTATTCCCCTAGCGGATAAAGCGTCTCCTACAAAATGGACATTGGGAAACTTGGTCAGGGCTAAATCGGAATAATCGACAAGTGGCTCAGGTGATAAGTACTTAACTTCAGGTATATAAATACCCCAGTCGTTTTGTAATGTTGGGAATACCTTTTTCATATCAGATATAAAATCATCTATATACTGGAAGTACCCATCAAATTGTTTTCTTACTGTGTCTAATTCTTGGTTGTTGATTTGTATAGCAGATACATCTACACCTTCAGATGTAGTTGATGGTCTACGAGATGGGCTATAATATAAACCAGTACCTTCTTTGTTTACAGATTGTACTACATTTCTTGACCAATCAAATGGTTTTTCAATACCATTAATTTCCATTAATATACCAAAATTGGTCATATCATTTCGGAATGCTTCATCTTTTTTAGCGTGCCCTTTGTAGCTATGGTCTCCATACGTTTCTTCAACGGCAACATATGCTGCATTGTTGTTTGTACAGAAAGAACGTAATGATACTCCTTTGTCTTCATATTTTCTAT